CTACACCTTTAGGTGGATTAACTAACGAAGCCGATGCGGCTCTTATGAACCTAGATCCAAATGGACAACTAGAAGCAAACTTATCAACTGCAGCAGCAGCATCAATCAACGACTTAAGAAGAGCATTCAGACTACAGGAATGGCTCGAAAGAAACGCCAGAGGCGGATCAAGATACATAGAAATAATAATGTCTCACTTCGGAGTAAAATCATCAGACTCCAGACTACAAAGGCCAGAATTCTTGGGCGGTTCATCCACTCCCGTCACGATTAGTGAAGTTTTACAAAACTCAGACGATGCGGCTCAAACCACACCCCAAGGAAACATGGCCGGACACGGACTATCAGTCGGCTCATCCGACAACGTAAACTACAGATGTGAAGAACACGGCTTCATCATCGGAATCATGTCCGTCATGCCAAAATCAGCATACCAACAAGGAATACCAAAAGTATTCTCCAAATTCGACAAATTCGACTACTACTGGCCATCATTCGCAAACATAGGCGAACAAGCAATCCAAAACCAAGAACTCTACTTCGACGAAGCAGATTCAAAAAACGACGATACCTTCGGATACACACCAAGATACGCAGAATATAAATACATACCATCCTCCGTACACGGAGAGATGAAAACCTCGTTAGCCTTCTGGCACATGGGCAGAATCTTTGCTAACAGACCCGCTTTAAACGAATCATTCATCGAATGCGACGGCTCAGGCGACGACATCGATAGAATCTGGGCAGTCGAAGACGCAGCAGAAAACCTATATGTATACCTACACAACAATATTAAAGCAACTCGTCCGATGCCATACTTCGGAACACCAACAATTTAACTATGAGATATAACAAAAGAAGATCAACATCAGGAAAAAGAAAATCATCAAGAAAAACAAAATCTAAAAAATACGCCTCTTTCAGAATAGCAAGAGGCGGCCTAAGACTCTAAAACTATGCAATGCATCACACCCATACAGGTACGTAACAAAACGAAAGATTGGGCACACCAAAATCTCTACAGTACCGTACCTTGTGGGTCATGCGTAGCATGTCTCAAACGCCGCGCCGGACATTGGTCTTTTCGGCTCAACGAAGAAGCCAAGCAATCTACAAGCTCAGCGTTTCTCACGCTTACATACAAAACTGCGCCATTATCAAAAAATGGACGCCATACACTTGTTAAAAAGGACTTCCAAAATTTTCTTAAAAGGCTCAGGAAACTGTGCCCTACAAACAAAATCAAATACTATGCATGTGGTGAATACGGATCCAAGACCCGAAGACCCCACTACCATGCAATTATACTCAATCTTCCTCAATCACTTATACAAAGACCAGATAAAATCGAATCAACCTGGGGACATGGCCACACCATGCTCACCCACTCAAACCAAATAACTATAAACTACGTTGTTGGATACATGACCAAAGGCCGCTTCGAGCCTGACTCTCCAACAGACGACAGAATCAAAGAATTCTCACTCATGTCCAAAAAAATGGGCATGAACTACCTAACACCAAAGATGATTTCCTATTACAGGGACAGATATGTCGCCTGTATTGTCAGCAGAGGCGGACATATCATCTCAATGCCACGCTATTATAAACAAAAAATCTTCACAAAAGAAGAATTAAAACAAATTAACAAAGAATACCTAGAAATCAATCAAATGAAATTCGATTCACAATGGATAAACTCACAACACGAATTATCATTTAAAAAACAATTAATCGCAAAAAACAAAAAAGAACAATTACTAAAACGCCAAGCAATATGAAAATCAGACATCAATTCAATCCAGAAGAAACATTTACAAAAGGTAAATTCTTCGACCAACACACAATTCATACAGTACCAGATCAAACCATGTCTATAAGAACCTTATTAGACAGACACTCCAGAGGATTACCTCTTGGAGCATCAACCAAACAAGGGGAATACTTCGACACAGAAGTCCCCCATTTCGACGACCTAACGGACGTCTTAAAACACAAAAAAAAGCTAAAAGCTAAAGAAAAAGAGTTAATAAACTCTTTAAAAAAAGAAAAAAAATCTAAACTAGATAAAGCTTCTGCTAAAGCAGAGCCAAAACCCGATACAAAATCGGAATAACAAAAACTTGTAAAAAACACCTCCAAATTCATTTGGGGGTTTTCTTTTACAAAAGAGCGAAGCGAAAGCACTAATACATACTTGATATATTAGTGCTAATTGACACCTCATTCAAAATCAACATATTAGGACGAAAAGGAGGCACGACGCAAAGGACAACATAAAAAAAACAGAATACAGGACAATTAAACCAAAAAAAATAACTACATTTATAAAATAACAATGTAAAACAACTAAAAACTAATCACATGGAAACAACAAATTTCAAAACAGAAAAACAAAAAAGAGACCAAGAAGTCTTAAGAAAAATCATCTTAAACCACTGTCTCGTATGCCATCAACAACTAGACACACTAAGACTCAGACTAATATCATTCGACGACTTAGTAGAAGGAGTAAAAACTACCTTCATAACAACAACACGCCTCTTAAAAGAACACGAAACAAGAGTAAACCAAAAAGATACGTCAACAGACAAACCAACACTTAAAAAAGTATAATGGGAATATCAGCCGGAGCTATGGCCGCAATAACAGGCGGCTCACAAATTGCAAGTAATTTAATTCAAAACAGCGGGACTAAAAGATCCCAAAAAAGAGCTGACAAAATGAATATAAAATTCTTCAATATGCAAAACGAGTACAATACTCCAGAATCACAAATGGCCAGACTCAAAAAAGCAGGCCTAAACCCACACCTTATCTACGGTTCATCCGTAGGTGGGGCAACCGGGAATGCCGGCTCAGGCCCATCACCATCAAAAGCAGCACCCTATACTATGCAAGGAATTCCACAAGCAGCAATGCAAGGATACCAAGCCGAAGCACAAGTACAAAATACAAACGCTGACACATTACAAAAACTATTCGACCTAGGAGTCGATAAAAAATACAAACCATTCATGGTTTCAGAAGAACTTCGCCAAGTTACTCTGACCAATGCAAAAAAATTAATGGAAAACGAAGCCCTAGCACCTTTCGTAAAAACGGCAGTAGAAAGAGCAAATCAACAACTATTATCAGCAACCGCTAATGCAACAAAATCACAAGCACAAGCGTCCATAGAAACATGGAAAGCCGATCTTACAAAACAAGGAATCAGTCCAACAGGTAACTTCATGATGACAATGTTAAGATTACTAGTTACAAACATACCTTCATTACAAGACGCCCTTACACCACCAGATAACAAACTTGATTAATAAACAACTAAAACACAAAATATGTCAATATTTTCACAAGTAGCAAACCCAAACCCACCATCAAACACATTCGATCTATCACATGATAGAAAATTTAGTGGACAAATCGGACAACTAATCCCTACACTCTGTCAAGAAACAGTACCAGGGGACAGAATGAACATTAAAGCTAGCAATATGCTAAGATTCGCACCACTAATTGCACCAATCATGCACCAAGTAAGTGTATATACACACTTCTTCTTTGTACCAAACAGAATACTATGGGACAACTGGGAAGACTTCATCTCCGGAGGAGAAGACGGATACTCAAACCCAGCATTCCCACAACTAGTGCCAAAAGCACCATCAACACAATACGTAGTAAAAGCCGGATCAATTCAAGACTACATGGGTCTACCATTAGGCACATTCACATCCGCAACACCAATAAACGCACTTCCATTCGCAGCATATAACAAAATCTTCAACGATTACTACCGAGATGAAAATCTCGTAACACCAATAGACGACACCCTAGGAGACGGAGACAACGACATCGAAGACTTTAACAAACTACAAAATAGAGCATGGCAACATGACTATTTCACATCAGCATTACCCTGGACACAAAAAGGTCCAGAAGCAACAATACCATTAGGAACAACAGCACCAGTACAACTTATCGCTTCTCCAACACAACCTATGATTATTAGAGACCTAATAACAAATAGTCCATATAATTCATCAGGTCTAGGCTCAGCATCTACACCTTTAGGTGGATTAACTAACGAAGCCGATGCGGCTCTTATGAACCTAGATCCAAATGGACAACTAGAAGCAAACTTATCAACTGCAGCAGCAGCATCAATCAACGACTTAAGAAGAGCATT